GAGGTGGAGCTTGCAAGGTTCGAGGAACAGGAAAAGATCACAATGCGAACAAGCGAAGTTCAAGAAATATATACGAAATTTTTGGGACAGATTCGATCACTTATGGATGCTCTTCCGTCCAGCCTTGCAACCAGAGCCAACCCTAGCGACCCAGACTGCGCCAAGACCGCCATTCAAGAAGGTGTGGATCAAATCTTCATCGCAATACAAAAAGCACAGGAGGGATTCAAATGAACGAGTGTTTCCTTGTCATCGTCTTGGGAATGGTTATGGTTGCCATCATCTGCAACCTTCTTGACCTATGAAACGCTCTCCTCTTAAACGCAAAACCCCACTCAAACGAGGCGGACGGCTTCGGCCAATATCCAAGAAGAGAGCCAAGCAGATTAAAGAATATGCCAAGGTCAGACAAGAATATCTTTCATTAAATCCATCATGTGAAATATGCGGTAAAAGGGGAACCCAAATTCATCACAAGAAGGGAAGATTTCAAGAAAGACTAAATGATAAAAACTTCTTTATGAGCGTTTGCCATTGTTGCCATCAATGGATTCACAACAATCCACAGGTTGCTTATGCAAAAGATTATTTGATAAAAAGATGATTGACAAGCCAAGGAGCGAGGCTTAATAAAGGCTAAATGAAATCCTACGATGAATTGATACAGGCAAAAATCAAAAACATCCCAGAGGCAGGTTTTTCTCCCAAAGCAATAAAATCACCTCTTTTTGATTGGCAAAAGCACATTGTGAATTGGGCAGTCAAACAAGGCAGATGTGCCCTGTTTGAGGATTGTGGCCTCGGCAAAACTCCTCAGCAACTCGAATGGGCTAGGCAGGTTTGCGAGCATACGGAAGGAAATGTTTTGATCTTGACCCCGCTTGCGGTTGCCGAACAAACGATTCGGGAGGGCAAGAAGTTTGGCATAAAGGCAAATCATATTCATAACCCATCGGAAATTAAACCCGGAATCAGCGTGACAAATTATGAAAAACTAGACCTTTTCGATGCGGTAGAATTTGCTGGAGTTGTGTTGGATGAATCTAGCATTCTTAAAAATTTCAGCGGGAAAACACGAATTGCACTAACCAATAGATTTGCATCAACCCCATATCGCCTTTGTTGTACCGCCACTCCAAGTCCTAATGATTTTACCGAAATAGGCCAACACGCAGACTTTCTTGGTATATGTTCGCCAGCCCAAATGCTCGCCACTTATTTTATTAACGACACATTTGATACTGGGACTTGGCGACTAAAGGGCCATGCAGAATCGGCTTTTTGGGCATGGCTAGGGTCTTGGGCGGCTTGTATATCAAAACCAAGCGATATTGGATTTTCGGACGATGGCTATATTTTGCCAAAACTAAACCTAAAAACTACTCTTGTCGAAGTGGACGAAAGAGGAAGTGGGGATGAGCTTTTTAAGAACGCAACATTATCAGCCACGACAATGCATCGAGAATTGCGAGAAACAGCCAAACAAAGAGCCAAAGCCGTTGCCGAGATGGTTAATAAATCAAAGGAAGCGTGGGTTATATGGTGCAATACGAATGTAGAGGCAGACGAACTTAAGTCAATCATTCCAGATGCCATAGAAATAAGAGGAAGCGATGCGCCAGAAAAGAAGGAAAAGAGGCTTGAAGATTTTTCTTCTGGAAAGGCAAGAATAATTATTAGCAAGCCTTCAATATGCGGATATGGCCTAAACTGGCAACATTGCCGAAATGTGGCCTTTGTTGGATTGAGTTATTCTTTTGAAGATTTTTATCAAGCCTTGAGGCGGTCTTATAGATTTGGACAAACAAAACCAGTAAATGCCTATATTGTTCAAGCTCGAACCGAAGGAGCTATTTTACAAGCCATAAACAAAAAAATAGGACAACATCAAAAAATGCAGGAACAAATGAAGATAGCCGCCCTATCTTTAAGAAAAGGAGTAAATTCAAAGACAATGAAAACAGACATTCACAAGAAAACAGGGAACGGATGGGAACTTTATCACGGTGACTGCGTAAGGGTTGCCAAAACTCTTGAAGAAGAATCCGTAGATTGCTCTATTTTTTCACCACCCTTTGCCGATCTATTTACTTATTCATCAGACCCGCAAGATATGGGAAATTGCAATAATAAGGATGAATTTGCACAACAATTTAGATATCTTATTGATGAACTGTTAAGAATAACAAAGACCGGGCGAATGGCTTGTGTTCATTGTAATGACTTGCTTTCGACAAAGTGGAAGCATGGGAAAATCGAATATCAAGATTTTTCTGGTGATATTGTCAGGGCTTTCCGGGGGGCCGGATGGCACTTCCATTCTAGGATAACAATATGGAAAGACCCAGTAGTTGAGATGCAAAGAACAAAGGCGCACGGTCTTTTATATAAAACCCTTCGTACAGATTCATCCGATTCTAGGACAGGATCGCCCGAGTATATGCTAATTTTTAGAAAGCCCGGAGAAAACAAAGAACCGATCACTCATACGCCAGAGGATTTTCCGTTAGATCAATGGCAAGAGTGGGCATCTCCAGTTTGGAAAACTATAGACCAAGGAAAGGTGTTGAATGGCGAAATGGCAAGGGACGAGCAGGACGAAAGGCATATTTGCCCACTTCAGCTAGATGTTATTGAGCGATGCCTTGTTATGTGGAGCAATCCCGGCGATACGGTATTTTCTCCCTTTGCTGGCATAGGTAGCGAAGGATATCAATCCCTTAAAATGGGCAGAGGATTTATAGGGTCAGAATTAAAAGAAAGCTATTTTAATCAAGCGTGCGGATTTTTGCAAAATGCAACCGCACAAATGGAACTAGAATTGGCATGAATGAACCCGACCAGCTTCATCAAGGAATTGTATCAGCCAAGGCCAAGGTTAAGTATTACCGAATGGGCAGAGAGAAATTTGATGTTGTCTGCGAGGGTGACGAACATCCCCGGCCCATACTCGACAAATTTGACTCCCTATTGCAGAGAGCCGCTAGAATGTTTTGGAAATGATGCGGTAAGAAGATTGACGCTTGTTTGGGGAGCGCAGACCTCAAAGACAACCACGATCCTTGCGGGGCTGGCGTATAGGCTTGCCGAGGCTCCCTGTCCTAGCTTATGGGTGATGCCATCAGAGGCTTTGGCTAGATCGTTCTCGGAAACTAGGTGGCTACCCATGATTGATGATTGCTCAGCCCTAGCCAAAGAAAAGCTAGACAATACCGACAAAGTTAAAATCCTAGAGCAACACTTTCGCAAGATGTCGCTATGGTTTGTGGGTAGTAACAGCCCTGCCAATCTTTCAAGCCGATCCGTTGCGTTGCTTCTGCTCGATGAGGTGGACAAATTTTCGGACGGCACAGGCTCCAAGGAAGCGGGGGCGTTGCAGTTGGCCGAAGCTAGGGTGGCGACTTATCCAAATCATCTTGTAGTCAGCACCAGCACCCCAACCACAGCGGATTCAATTATCTGGGCAGAGTGGCAAAAAGGGGATATGCGATTCTATTTTGTGCCTTGTCCTCATTGTGGCATGAAGCAGAAACTACTTTGGGGACAAGTTAAGTGGGACGAAAAGGCAAAGATCGAGGAGGCGGTTTATGATTTTAGCATAGTCAAAAATTCAGCTTATTATGAGTGCGAGGGGTGCAGGGGAAAGATTACCGATGGTCAAAAGACCAAGATGCTTCGGGAAGGCGAGTGGATGTCAACCAATCCCAAGGGGGAACCGGGACGGCGATCCTATCACCTCAACGGCCTATACGCTCCGTGGGCAACCTTCGGCTCTCTGGCAGTCAAGTTCCTACAAGATAAGCACGGCGGGATTCTAGGCTTGCAAGACTTCGTGAATCGAGTTCTAGCCGAGCCTTGGATGGAGCATGACCAAGAGAAGATCGAGATTAAGCCCGGAGCCTACCGAATGGGCGAAGTTCGCATGGCCGAAAAGCTCATCATGGCTTGCGACATACAAGAGGCGGGAGGATTTCACGCTTGGTGCATCGTTAGGGCTTGGGATGCGGAGGGCAAAAGCCGATTGGTATGGGCTGGAAGGCTGGAGACTTGGGGAGACATTAAG